CTGCGCCGCGAAGGCATCCCGGACAGTTTTGAATTCAGAGGCAGTGTGATTTTTATCACCAACTTGAAGTTTGACAAAATGAAATCGCAAAAATTGCGGGATCACCTGGATGCACTGCAAAGTCGTTGCCATTACCTGGACTTGACTCTGGACACCATGCGTGACAAGATTTTGCGTATCAAACAAATTGCCAGCGATGGCGTGTTGTTTGCAGACTACGACTTTGAGCAGTGCCAGCAAGACGACATCATTGAGTTCATGAACGCTAACCAGAATCGTCTGCGTGAAATGAGCCTGCGTATGGCGCTGAAGGTAGCAGATTTGGTCAAGAGCTTTCCAGCAAAATGGCGCTTGATGGCAGAAACAACATGCATGAAGCCAGTGCAATGATGAGAGTTTTCTGGGCCTAGGTTGGCTCCTGCCCAGAATTTTAACAGGTACCCTTAAACCGGTACCTGTTTTTTTGAAACAATAAGTACACGGTGCAAATAGTTTTTTCAAACAATACCGCTGTTGATTTAATCTTGGAATCAACGCCGCTGGCCACAGTGTATCAAAAAATATACAAACATCTTGGTCATGTGGCAGTGCCATTTCGTCGCTGGGATCATCCTTTTTATTGCAATACACTCGAAGAGCTGGTTGAACAGTTGATCTTGTATGCCAGCAAAGTATCAGTCACAGTGTGTCGTGAGTCTTGCTTGAATCAAGATCAAAATCATTTTAATGCTATTCACGAAATCTACGAACACAACTACAATGGAGATCCTGCTTGGTTGAATTTTCACGAGCATATTCACATGTGTGAACAATGGCCAGTGCAACAACCAAGATTGACCATTGACTATAGAGAAAAATCTGGCATGTTAGAACAGCCATTTGATTTGTCCTGGTTGGAAGATGCCACTACCGAAATCAAAGCAGGTGATGTATTTGTAGAATGGGCAGAGCTAGGAAAAACTCCATATGGTTATTGGAAAAACAACGAGCCAGACAACATGACTCGTATGTGTGAATTGGCCAAACCTTGGCTAACACTTAGACCTAAAATTGTTGTGGCCCTTGCAGACATAGACAACTTGCACAATGTTGATGTTCGAGCATTTGATTCTTGGTGGAAACATCGCAGTGAAAAATGGTGCCAGCACTGGAACATTCTATCTTGGTCTGTGGTTGATATGTTTTCGGTTGTACGCCTGGGCCATGCTCCGGAGTTTGAAAACATAATTGAACAATTGAAAAATAACAATACGCCAACAAAGATATTGTTATAACCGTTTGGCAATGTTGATTTCTAAGCCTGGTTGTAAATTTCCATTAAATGTTGTATAATAAGCACAATGAAACAATGTACCATAGTAATCCGAGATGAAGTCAACATCAAGATAGAAGGACTTGATCTGGATTGCCGCAAGGCTCTGGTCACGGCCTTCAAGTACGAAAACCCAGCAGCACGTTACCTACCCGCAGTACGTCTGGGACGCTGGGACGGCAAGATTGCCTACTTTCAGTTAGGTGGTAGTACCTATGTAAATCTCTTGCCCGAGATCATGCCCATACTTGACCGGTTTGACTACAGTCCGGTGCTGGATGACCAACGTGAGTACACCACCACCTTTGACTTTGCAGCAGTGTCTGAAAATCATTACAATCATGTACTATGGCCCAAAGGGCATCCGGCAGCAGGCCAGCCCATGGTGTTGCGTGATTACCAAGTGGAAATTATCAACAAGTTCCTGACCAATCCGCAGTGCATACAAGAAGTGGCCACAGGTGCAGGCAAGACCATTATCACAGCGGCACTAAGTGATGCAGTCAGTGCATATGGTCGTTCAATTGTGATTGTGCCCAACAAGAGTCTGGTGACACAAACAGAGGCAGACTACGTCAACATGGGTCTGGATGTGGGTGTGTATTTTGGCGACAGAAAAGAATACAACCGGCAGCATACCATATGCACCTGGCAGAGTCTCAACAACATGATGAAGCTGACCAAGACTGGTGCAGCAGAAATAACCATTCATGAGTTTATACAAGATGTAGTATGTGTGATTGTGGACGAGGTTCACATGGCCAAGGCTGATGCACTCAAGACCCTGCTGACAGGAGCAATGAGTCAGATTCCCTTAAGATGGGGGCTGACCGGTACAGTGCCAAAAGAACTGTTTGAAAGCCAGGCCTTGTTGGTCAGCCTGGGCCCGGTGGTCAGTCGACTCAGCGCCAGCACACTACAAGATGCAGGTGTACTGGCACAGTGCCATGTGAACATTGTGCAACTGGTGGATTATGTGGAGTACAAGGACTATCAGAGCGAGCTCAAGTACCTGTTGGAAGAGTCTGGACGTCTGGACACCATGGCAGAACTGATACGTAAGGTAAATGAAACAGGCAACACTCTGGTGCTGGTGGACAGGACTGAATGTGGACGACAACTGGTAGAACGGTTAGGAGACAAAGCAGTGTTTGTGTCGGGTGCTACCAAATCAAAAGCCCGCCAGGACGAATACAACCAGGTGGCAGATGCCACGGACAAGATCATTGTGGCCACTTATGGTGTGGCGGCGGTGGGTATCAACATACCACGCATCTTTAATCTTGTGTTGGTAGAGCCGGGCAAGAGTTTTGTGCGGGTGATACAGAGTATTGGGCGAGGTATTAGAAAAGCCGAAGACAAAGACCATGTGGAAATCTGGGATATCACCAGCACATGCAAGTTTGCCAAACGTCACTTGACCAAGCGCAAGGCCTTTTACAAGGAAGCCAACTATCCATTCTCTGCAGAGAAGCTAGAATGGATGAAGATCAAATAATGGTTGACTTTGCGGCACAAACACTATATTATTAACACATGCGAATATTAACCCTAGACAATACATTTTATGATTTGAATCATTTGCCCGAAGAAGTAGATGACATGCGGTTTGCTATCCTGGACAACAGCAATCCACAAGATCCAGACTATCACTTTATCCCGTTGATATTTCTAGAAAGTTTCAACAGTCCTGCCCTGGTGTTACGCATTGGCAACACCACAATCAAGATGCCCATGGACTGGCAAATACTCATTGGCGAACCAGATGTGGGCGATCTAGAAGTCTTGCCTTTGACCAGCATCAATGATCGTGGCTTCAAGGTGTTTCAATTCAATCCACTAACCAGTTTCCGTCCCAGCTTTCCGGACATTGAAATACTGGATGTGTATCATGAAGTAACATGGTTTGCACCCAAACTCAAGAATGGACAGATGCTGGCCGTGCCACTAAATGACGATGCTGAACCTGACTGTGTGTACTTTGTGAAAGATGTCAGCCGCAACTGCGAGATTGTGGACTACAACAAGGCCTGGTAATGTATACAGAACCACAGTTATTTGAAACAATTGCCCGCCTGGCTAGAATATATGTAGAAAGCTATCCCAACGATCGTGAAGGGCTAGAACGATTCTTGCACTGGGCACATGCACAATACGGTTATACATATGGGCCAGCTTAAACCGGACGCAACCTACATCTACGAACGCAACGGCGACACAGTGTTCAGAAGAGAGTTTGGTGCAGATCCCAGCACACGTCAAGTAATGGGTTACGATTATCGTACTAGTGATGGCAAACCCTTGTATGATCACATTCAGGAAGACAAGATGTGGGGCGAGATTAGACGTGCTGCCAAGACCAATCCCACTTTACAAGACGCTGTAGATCGTGTTATAATGATTTACCAACTAACAAAACAACATGAGTGATCGACTACACATTTCAAACGAGATGCGCCAACTAGACATCAAGAACAGAGACTTCTATGATGAACTTGATTCGGATGAGCGCAAGAAATTCTCCACGTTTCTGATGTTGCGTTGGGGCTCAGCAGTGGAAGGTTCTCGAGAACTTCAAGAATACTATGTGCAAAGCTGCAACCACTATCTCAACAAGCACTTTTTTGATATAGGACGCCATCCAAAACTGCAATGGTTATGTGCCACGGCCATGAGCCCAGACCTGGGCACAGCCCGGCATCCCTGGATTGCTCCCAAGAAAAAACAAGCAGGACTCAGTGCCAAGCGCAAGGCCTTGATGGAAATATACCCCACCTACAAGGACGATGAGATTGATGTAATGGCACAATTGGTCACACAAAAAGAACTAGATGCATATCATCGTGCCGCAGGTAATGTCAAAAAATGATCAAGCTACTGGTAGTCAACGGTTGTAGTTACACCCAGAGCTACGCTGTTGGTAATGGGCACATTGATCTTGCTCGTGACCTTGGTTTTATTGGCCATCATAATATTCCACAGGCTGTGAGCCTGGCCATTGGCGGCAGTGCCAACAGCCGCATACTTAGAACCACGCTCAAGCACAGCTATGTCACACAGGCACCAACCTTGTACGTGTTAGGCCTGACTTTTATATCCAGGCTTGAACTGCCCATCTGCAATACTGTCAATGAGTTTGAAGGGGCCTGGTGTAACCCACAAAATCAAGAGTTTGAATCTAGATGGCAGCATCAGTGGACAGTTCGCGACAGTGAGCAGTTTGTAGAAACCAAACTCAAAAGCGAAGTGTACAGTATCCTGGATCGCACCGAAGACCTAATGTATCGCATAATCAGTGCCATAACAGATATTCAAAGTCGCGGCCATCGTGTGTTGGTTTTTCAACAGGCTGACAACTTGTATCAGGAGCATCTAGGCAATCACAGATTGAAACTTTTTCAACGTCCCGAAATTATTGAAGGATTTGCCTGGCGTGCCGTGGCCTGGCAGCATGCTCTGGGAGTTGAGCCTAGAACTTATCCACCTGGCACTCAATATGTGCCGCCAGATATGACACATCCCGAACCGGGTCACCATCAAAAGATCAATGAGTATTTGACAAACTACATTCAAGAGCATAAAATACTAGAATGACCCATGTGTGCGATTATTGCAAAAAAGAGTTTGTGAGAGAAACATCTATACAAGCGCACATGTGTGAACCCAAACGTCGACAACAACA